ATGGATTAACAGTGACATTAGCGTTATTGTCTTGATAGACCTGACTACCAATATAATCGGCTTTATCACCTCGTTTAGTATTATCTGCCATAACTTGAGCTTCTTCGGCTGACTTACCTAAAACATTTTGAGCAAAATCAAGCATATTGTTTTGAGCTAGTTGGTTTTCCCATGCTTGGTTGTTTTGAACTAAATTTAAGTTACCGCCTTTAGCAAAGTAATAACCATCATCTCTTTTATCAATAATACCGGCATCTAATAATTTCTTCGCATCTAAATAAATTCCTAATTGAGCTAAAGGTGAAAATCTTTTTAATAATCCTGTAAGGCCATCACCATAAAAATCTAATTTACCAGAACCATAATATTCACTGCCTAGTCCTAAATTCATAACAGCATTTTGCTCTGGGCTATAAACACTTCCTACATCTCGGTACACAGGATCAGTGGTTTCTTCACTATCACTATTATTTTCTATAATAGGTACACACTGACCTAAGACTGGGTCATAGGTTTGGCCAATCGGACACGCATAAGGATCATCAGGGGTGGTTTCTTGCGTTACAGCAGTATTCAATAATGGATTAGGATATATAGCTGTTGGGTCAAGTTCACCCGCTAATTCTTGCTCGGTTCTTAAATCAAATAAAGGATTACGGAAATTACCGGCACTATTCGTGTTATAAGTGGTAGGTGTATTAATTCTATTTTGAATGACATCTTGATATGTCTTACTTTGCATAAACGGAGTAAAAGTTGCCATTATCTACCTCTTAAAAAATCCTTTGCTAGTCTTTCGTTTTCTAATTGTTCTCTATTTTGATCATTGATAATTTGAGAAGCTAATTTTTCTTTTTGATAGCTTTCTAAATTCTGATCACGAATAACTTCTGTTGCTAATCGTTGTTGATCTAAATCAAGGCGTTCTCTTTTTAGTTGATCGTCTTGTCTCATTTTGGTTGCTTTTAATTGTGCGTCTGTTTGTTGTTTTTGAGCTTTGAGTTGTAAATCCGCTTTGTCTTTTGCTTGTTTCATCATTAGCTCTTGTTGAGCTAGAACCATAGCCGGATCAGGTTTTGGTGGTTGCGGTTGTTGCGGTGGTTGAGTTGCGGGATTATTAAAAAATTGCCCGGCATCTTTGTATCCAGCATTCTCTAAGTAACGCTCAATAGTATTGTAAATTTTTTGTGTATCGACTAATCCCATACCACCTTTAGAAATCAGTTTTTCTTGAACATTTAAAATTCTTGTTAAAACATCTAATCGTTGATCTTGAGATCCTGTTCCTAGACCAACTACAACAGTTGCATTGTAACGATCCACCCACTCCCTAGGATTAATAGGAACAAACTTACCTCTTAAACGAATAATTCTTTCGTGATCTTGGTGAGTACAAATTAAGGTTAATAAACCTTGAAATAACTTTTTAACACCATCCGCAAAGTTACGAGCAATCATCTCAATTCTTTGTGTCGAGGCGTTCATCATTAAATTAGAACTTACTGCTGTTGTATGAGATTTATTAATCTGATCAGCATCCAATCCCATTTGCACTTTAGAGACGCCTGATCTAGCTTCTCTAATTTCATCAATCTTGCTTATCATGGCTAGGCCTTCATTAATGAAGTTAGGGGTAGCTAAAGGCTTCACTGCATCTGGGCTTTTTACTCGGACAATTCCACCGGGTCGAGAGACTAGTAGATCATCAATATTAGCCATCGAGTCTTGTACCACCAAACGAGCATTGTTCTGGAGGTAGGCATTGTTTAAGATCTGTCTAAGTAGTGTGGTTTTAATTTCTTGAATATCACCGATTAAGTCATACATAGACAAACCAAAGAAACGATGAGGCATGGGAGTAGCCACAGCCATTGCATAAGGTATTTGTTCAATCTCTTCGTTTTCTAATAGCTTATAATTATTATAGCCATTACCGCCTACTGTAACTTTTCTGAGTTCAGCTATACCATCACCATCAAAATCACATTTTAAATAACACTCCGTCACTAAGACTGTGGTCATAGTCGGATCAATGTTTTGATAATTAAAATCAGTAGTATGATCTTCGTAAGATTTACGAGTTACAGCTTCATCGTTATAAACTTCTTCATCACTCGGTGGGAGTTCTTCTACGATCTTACGATCAAATCCCATATCCACTAATTCAGATCTGGTTTTATAAACTCGTTGAGCAATAAAATTACAATCATCTAAAGAAGTGGCATAACGAGAAACCATCATGTTCTCCGGGGGAACATTTTCAATAACCACTCGACCTAAATCTTTTACTCTTTTGACTTCAACATCATAGAGCATCACTCCTTGATTGTTGGTTTCTTCTTCAACAGAAACCACTTCAATTTCATTATCGAGTAACAGTGATTGATATTCTTCTTCTGTTAGTTTGGAATAATTTTCTTTTTTTTGTTCTTTTGAAGTCTTCCAATAGAATTTAACAAATCCGTTTTTAGAGATCAGGGCATCTTTAAACATAGTATGCAAGATCTGATAACCATTATTATCTTTAGCGAAGATATGATTAATATAATCAGTTGCTTGATCTGCATATTCAACATCATCTGGTTGTTGAGGTTCAAATCGAACTATACTTTCACCCTGAGTAAAAATTCTCATCATGGAAGGCATAATCGTTTCAATCGTCTCTAATAAATCTTGAGAGACTACTTGTGATTGACCTTCGACTTCATTTCCTAGAGGTTCTCCTAGGTAAAATTTTAATCCTCTTCTGCGATGTTCCGATAAATCACCACCATAAAATCCTAATGAGTTAGTGATCTCTTGTGAAACCAGAGATAATAATTTGTCTTTGTTTAATTTTGCCATTTTATAGCCAATTTAATTTTGGTTTTCCTTTATAATTTTTATTCCATACAAACCATGCGAAAGCTAACATACCTCCACCATGTGTTTTTTTTTGGTTATTAGGGTTTGTAAAAGTAATTCTTCTTGAAAATATATGGACATTTTCAAGAGGCGTTTCTAAAAACATTTTTTGTCTAGCCACACCTTCTAAAAAAGTAATTCTTAATAAAAAAGCTACTTTGTTTTTAGAGTTTTCAAGAGCTTTATAAACAAACTCTAAAGATAGTTTGAAGGGAGGGTTGGTAATAATATTATCAACTATTTTGTTTGATAATAAAAAATCTTGTCCTGTTTCACCATATCCCCTGTCAATTAAATCAGATGAAACGACATCATAACCCTTATCTATTAATACTTTAGATATAGCTCCGTCACCACAAGCACATTCCCAAATATTTCCATTAAATGACTCTACTTCTAGTAGCTTTTGAGTTGCTTCTGGTGGAGTAGGATAAAAATCATCCTTTTCTCTTTGATTTTGTATATCAAAACCAGCTAACCTAAATTTTGTTTTAGATTGTTGTTGGCTTATTGATAGAGCTAGATCTGCGTTGGACATTATACGATTGCTAATTTCGGATAGTTAATCTTTGAACTCCAATGTTTACTTTCATTTAATCCCACACACATATATCGAAATGCGTCTGCACTATGCGATGTCCAGTTATGTTCGGGTCTGTTTTTGCTTTCGCCTTTTTCGTTGGTTGCCCATCGGTATTGGCGTAGTGCGTCTAAACCTTGTTTTGTTTTTTCATAATCAAACCAACATCGACCTAATGTCATGCGTACTTGATTAATTCCGTCTTGAACGGATAATTTAGGAACAATCGAAACGGGCATTCCTAATGATTGAGCAACCTCAAATCGAGATTTACCAGTTCCTAGTTCTCGAACTTTTGCATCATGGGGAAAATAATGGGTGTCATACAGATATCCTTTGTTCTGTAGAACAGATGCGTAATATTCTAAACTCTCCCCGGAGTCTTCAAAATAATCAAGGACATGGATTGCTGAACCTACTTGTTGGATAAACCAAATAGCAGTTTTATCTTGCATCCCCAAATCCCAAAAGGTGGAAACTTTATAAGCGGAGTCATAAGGTATTTTTGTTACTCGCCCTTCTTCATCACATTTCGTTAAGGATGCGGAGTAGATACTTCCAATGGCCTGTGCTTCGAAGGAGCATTCATATTCAGCCTCATACACCTCTGGAGGCATAATTCTTTTGGCTTCTTTAAGCTCTTCATCATCAATAATGCCTGTTTCCGAGGCCTTAAATATTTTACCGAACCAGCTTTCTTCTTGTTGAGAGAGCTGATACATCTCGAATAAGGGAGAGGAAAATCCATTCGGGGTACCTTGAAAGATAACCTTACCACTGCGATCAGAAGTAGCTGGGCGAACAATCTCAGCGAACATATTGGGAGGAAAGTTTTGATATTCATCCAGAATAATCTGGTCAATATAAATACCTCTGATGTTTTCGGGTCTTTCGCAAGATAGTAATTGTATCCTCGCTCCATTCGGAAAATCGGCTCTCAGTTCTGTTTCGTGATATTCAATATCAGGAATAACCGATGTGTAATGTTTTAAAAAATCCCAGGCTATTCTTTTGGCTGACGCAAAGGTAGGAGCCATATAAAAGCATCTAGGCCTAGGTAAATCTAATGTTAAAGCAGTCTTAATTAGCTCATTGACAGCGAGAACTGTCTTTCCAAATCTTCGATGACAGACTAAAACATTAAATCTTTTTAAATTACTATGGATTTCTTTTTGTAATTTTCTGGGTGTATAGGGTATCTGTATTTTTTTCATGTTTCATCTTTCATCTCCCTAGCCCTATCCAGCTCATTTTGAGCATATTTCTTTAAAATTCTTAATTTTCTGATTGATGTGTAGTTGTAAAGAGCTTTTAAAGCACAATCACTGAATACACTATTATCACTACCATCATCTATTTTTAGTTCAAAATACAAATCATCAACTTCACGACTGATTTTATTAATATCAGCTAATAGTTTTTCTTTAGTTTTCATAGTACATAACCTCATAAATTTATTATCTATATTTATGTGTACAAAATTTCGTTTTTTTGGAAATCTTAGTACATCGTACTATGTGATTTTTTGCATTTTTTTTGCAAAAAATTTTTTTTATTTTTTATCTTGGTTTAAATAGTCTTCCATTCGGCCCACAGTGTTACCTTTAACAACACCTCTGCCATAAGAGTCATCTAAAACTGTTCGCTCTGGTAGATCGGAAAGAGCTAGTTTAAAAAAGTCTAGGCTGACCTTCTTGGATGTTTTCTTTTTGGATGTTTTTTTTGTTTTTTTCAAAATAATGTTCTCCACAGTAAAATTCATAGTTCCCATATTGAACAGGAACACCAAAAGACCCCCATTTCTGACAAACAATGCACTTTCGATACTTCATTTGTTCCTCCCTACTCCAATTAAAAACCTGATAGGGTGAAAATCTCATTGAAAAATGGTGCTTGTGTATATATGGGTTACCAGGTCTGGTCACTGGGCCAGGTGGGGGTAAATCAATATATAGTATCTCCTTGGTTGTAATAAATTATTACCTATAAAAATGGCTAAAAATAAGGCTTTTTTTTTGTTGCATAATCTATGTTATAGGAACTAAAAATACCTACTATATATAGATTTGATGACAGAATAGAGCTGAGATGTTAACACTCTCAAATAACCTAGGATTTTCAATACTAATCTCCAGATTGAACCTAAGACTCTAATGATAAACTCTACTATATTCTCTACAATTTCCCACAATTTAATTATTATTTGTTTTATATTCTCATACATTTAACTTCCCCATTCAAATACTATCTTCTCTCCTGATGTAGTCTGTATAGCCATTCTCTGTCTGTCTTTGTCTGTTCCATATAATGGAGACACCTT